CTGTCCAAGGTGTTAAACTATTCATTTCGTCCCATATCAGGCGTTCGTCTTGTTTTACTACACGAGTTTTAACTCCGGTAGGATAACCGAGCCTAAAATATTCGTCTTCATTCCATACATCCAAGAATGGACTAGGGTTTGCCACTTCTATATCGATAATAGGATTTGTTCCTACTGTTCCCTTATTTTCAAAGGTCGCTTTTAATTCTTGATTCTGCACCAGCATAACTTCTGTTTTAATAGCCCCTAATTTATAAGGCATAGGGCAGACAAATCTAATCTTTCCTTTTCCTCTAAAAATTAATTCATCTATATCTGCTCCACCATCAATTACAGCCATGTATGTGCGATCTGGTTCATCATCAAAAATTAATTCGCAAGGTTGATCTGTCACAAGCCAATCCGCTAAATCTTCTTTCATCTTCTGCATTTCGCTTTGGCTACCCGCCCTAATAATGACAGGGACTTCTATTGTTCTTACATTTGTATTCGTTTGTAGGAGATACCCCCCTGCTTTAGAAGGAACCTTTAAGATATCTCTCTCAACAGGAGACCATGCAGGTCGGTTAAATCCCATTAAGATAAAGATGTAGTCTTTACGTATTCCATTAAATGAAAAACTACCTGATGACATTTGACTATCTCCTTCCTATTTCATCTATAAAAAACACCTCCCTTAGTTAAAAGGAAGGTGTTACAGTTGGTTTAAATTGCGCAAGACGTTGCTTTCGTCTGTTATTCGTAGTTTCTACAGGTTGTGCTAATACTTCTCCAACAACCTTTTTATCCATTACGATGTACGTGTTATTTTGATTGCTCTGATTATTATCTTGAGGCTTTGTTTTAACTTGTCTCTCTTGTTTAGGTGCTATATAAGCAGCCTGTTGTGCCGTAGGATTAACGTTAATCATATCGTTCACAAATCTCTTAGAGCTTGAAAATGCGGAATTCAGAGCTGCGTTATCAATATCACCACCGACGATATCACCCATAACGATATCATCCTTCAGTGACGAGAATCCATCTAATACAGATTCGGCTAATGTACGTGCTTTTTTAACCGCATATTTAGTCATACCAACAACACCATTAGCAAGTCCTTCAGTAACAAATTCACCCATCGCATAAGTTACGCGAGACGGGGAATGAATATCGAAGAAGTCCGCGATTCCATCTTTGATACTGCTTGCTACACGTTTTACGGCAGATACAGCTTTCCCGACCATTCCGGAAATACCATTAATCAGACCTTGGATGATGTCTTTGCCGATGTCTTTAAGCATTGTACCTGCGTTACTGAAGCATTTAAGGATAGCTCCAATAACTTCAGTGATAATCGTAGAAGATAAACGACCTACAGTCTTCACGATACCATTAATTAAAGCGATAAGTAACTTAACACCTGTCTCTAGGATTTGTGGCAAGTTAGCTACAATCACTTTAATGAACTCCCATGTTAATTCCCATGCTTTCTTTAGAAGACCAGGAAGAGCTCGTATGATACCTCTAATGATAGACTCTACTATTTGAATCCCTTTTTCTAGGATCGTAGGGAAATTATCCACTAATCCTTTTGCTAATTGGATAATCATTTTAAGCCCAGCGTCTAGCAATTTAGGAAGGACTTTAACGATACCGTCAATAAGTTTCATAAGAATATCAATACCGGTCTGCAGAATTTGCGGTAAGTGCTTAATGATTGAATCTAGAAACTTATTCATCATGTCATAGCCCATTTGCACCCATTGAGGGAACCTTTGCACTATACCATTAATCAATTCAGTTAAAATCTTAATCCCTGCTTCTATGATTTTAGGTAACATATTATTGATACCTGTTAGAAGCATTTCAATGATTTTAAGAGCCATTTCTAAAATTTTAGGTAGATTGTCCGCTACCCCTTTGCAGATACTCATAATCATGTCTAAACCTGCATTAATTAATGACGGGGCCATTGCAATAACTGCATTCATTAGAGCGTTTGTAGCATTAACAATTACGTCTATAGCCATTTGTATGAGTATAGGAAGTGCCGTGACTAATCCATCTACTAACTTAGAAATTATATCAATACCTATCTGCAATATTGTAGGAAGCATTCCAACTATTGTTTCTGCAAACTTTAGCAAGATACTGCCTGCAGTTGCTAAGAAGTTAGGAAACATTGTGTTGATACCGTTCACGATTGTAGGTAGAAAATGAGATGCTGTAATTAGTAATGCAGGTAACCCACCAAGTAGCATTCCTATCAGTGTAGGCATAATTGTCATGAAGATCTGCCCTAGTTGAGATGTATCTCCGCCTAAAGCTAATCTAACAGCCTCTACTAAACTAGAAATAGCTGTTTTGATAGTTAGAATCGCATTCCCTATAAGAACCCCTGCCGTTTGGAACCCAACAGGCATAAGGTTTAACCATCCGTTCATTAAACTGCCTGTAGATGCGACAGAAAGAAGATATCTACCTAAATTAAGAAACGCATAACCAACTTGATTAAGTGGACCGAATAAAGATGTAAACGATGTTGTCATGGATACTATGGTATTCGCAATAGATGTCGCTGCCGCTTGCCAACTTACAGGAAGATGTGTGATCCAATCGTTCATTGCGTCTCCATCTAACGCAGCGAAATACAAATACTTCCCTAGCGCAACAATGGATTGTCCGAACGAATTAACCGCTAGCATTGCCGGTGCAAACGAACTTGCTAATCCTTGCACACTTGGCGGTAAAGCATTTAAGGCATCAGAAAAGATGTTTCCTGTAAATGCTACGTTTGTTAAATATCTACCTAGCTGTAGTAAATCTTTCCCTAGCTGTATCGTAGCGCCGAATAAAGAGCTGATATGACCTCTTATCGTCGATACAGCTTGTCCTGTAGCCATTGCAGCGCCTTGCCAAGATTCAGGGAGATGAGTAATCCAGTCGTTGAGATGGTCGCCGTCTAAAGCCGTGTAGTAAAGGTATTTACCTAAACTAGCCATATTAGAGCCAAACTCTAAAGATTTCTTCCCTGCTGTAGCGAATCCCGTTTGCAGAGCTTTTATGCTATTCTGCACCATATCAGATTTGTAAGCACTTTGAATTAATTCAGAGGTATTTTTAACAAGAGCACTGCCGAAATCTTTAATACTTTTAATGGTCCCGTCTACAAATCCCTTGAATTTTTCGTTCGTTTTATAAAAGTGGGTGAATCCTACCGTTAATCCTGCTATAGCTGCCGCTAATATCCATACAGGAGTCGACATTGTAGCAAATGCAGTCACAACAGGCATTATAATGGGTCGCAATGCAAATAAAATCGCTCTCAAACCTCGGAAGTATCCAACACCAAGAGCTAGAGGTAGCATAAGTGCCATCAATGCAGGGACTAACATAATGGTACCTTGAATAAATCGTGCCATTGACGGATGAGCTTCGTTAAACGCTATAGTCAATTCTGCTAGTTTCGTAACAAAGTTAAAGATAGGAATCGCAACAGCAGCGAAAGCTTGTCTCATTGGTTCTAAAGCCTTTGTTAGTTTCTCCATCATCTCGTTAAACGCTTCTGCGTATTTAGGGTTCATTTCCATGTTAGCTTTGTGTAAAGCTCCATACATGAATAGAGCAGACATCCCAACACCAATCGCAACGATAGGCATCCCCATCATAACTGTATTAAGCCTCATCGCTTCATCCGTTAGGGTTTTCATGCTCGCTTGCGGTCCGTGCAATTCCAGAGCGATCTGAGCAGCAGAACCACTTCGAGCCACTCTATCCAAGCTATCTACCAAAGCTAGGGCGGGACGGGCGGTGTTATATAATGGGTTTTTCATCTGATCCAAGTTCTTAGTTGTCTTAGATGCTGCAGAAGACATTGCATTCATAGCGCCGATAGTCTGGAGCATACCCATCATCGCTAAACGATTGGCGTTAATTTGTGCGTCTTGTGAGGCTTTCATTGCCTTCCCTATATCGTTAGCTTGATTTATGAAATCTTGGTTTGTTCCCTGGAAGTCCTTAGATGCTTGAGCCATCTTATAGAATCCGTAAGTCGCTTTAATCTGGTCTTCTTTAAAAGGAATCATAGCCATTTTCTGAGCGTAGAATCCTTGTCTCATTTCTTCCATCATGCCCCTAGCTTCCGCAGACATATAACGGTATGAACTGCCAATGTCACCCATAAGACCGCCTATCTCGTTTCCATAAGCACGGCGGTACTGTCTCGCATAATATTCCGAGTCTCCAACCATTCCTTGCATTCCTCGACCCATTTCGTTACGCATTCCCTGAGCTGCTTGTCCCATGTTATTCCCGATGCGACCTAATTCAGCATTAACGCGTTGCACATCCCTACGGATGTTATCTGATTCTAACCGGGTTTCTATATCAACACGTCCGTCAGCCATTTGAAGTCACCTGCCTTTTTTGCGCCTCTACTCTTTTTAGGTACGCCTTATACTCCATTTCTTCTCTAATGGCTTTTGCTTCTGGCAGTTCGTACCGCTCTTTCATTTTCTTGATTCGCTTTCGTTCTTCAGCGTTATGTTTATCTTTCTTAGGTATTTCGCAAGTCCGATAGTGTATCGCAGTACGCATTGGCGTCTTTTCAGACAGGTTATTAAATAAAGCTAAAAACTCTCCCCATTGCAATATCCCTTGTTGTTCAAATAAATTGATATTATAGTCATACAAAAAAGACGCAAATATCATTTCTGCGTCTAATGTGAAATTAACAACAGGTATTTCTGGAGATTCTTCTTCATTTAACGGATTTTCTAACTCTTCCGTCCTCTCATTGGTCTTCTTACCTGACGTTAAATCAATATTCAATTTATCTTTAAACACATCGACGAGAAGTTTTTCCTTTTGTGATGGATTTAATTGCGCTAATAGCGAATGATCCACAATAATCATATTCAACGCAATGTTTGGTTTCATCCGATCTGGTATATTAACATCGTCAAAAAGCTCCATCATTTTCAAAACATTATCGAAGGATAGGTTCAACTCTATTGCTACTCCTGCCCATTCGTAAATGTCCCTGTTTCTATCGGTGAGTTTAAACATTACCGATCACCTTACTTTTTAAGGTTAGCTAAATATTTAGACTGTTCTTTTTCTGATTTCTTCAATGTTTCTTCTACATATAAATCATTTAGATACCAAACAAGAGATAATAGATTTTTAGCTGATCTACCCGCTTTTTCATATAGTTCTTCGAACGTATCTTTACCTAAGAAAGTTTCAACAACATGCTTTGTAACTTCTTTCTGCTTCTCCATAAGTTCTTCGATTTCTTCGTCAGAAGCATCTTTATAGCTTTCTACAAGCGTTTGTAATTCTTCCGACTCTTCTTTAAATCTTTTAATTTCTTTTTGGTATTTAACTAAAGCGTCATCATTGAACTCAACGCGGTATACCTTACCAGCAACATCTACATCTTTGTGAGTTTGTTCAAAATTAAATTGAAATACATTTGACATCTATTTACACTCTCCATTTTTATAGTTTGATATATTATTTAAAGAAAAAGGAGCCGCATTAACGACTCCTTGTTTTACAACGTTGGTGTTGCTTTAGTGAATTTTGGCACGCCATCAAAACTGATTGTGAACTCAATTTCTCCTTTAGCGTTTGCATCTCCGCCAGGAGCTTTAATTTCTGAAATAGTACAACGACCTTCCCACTTGTCTCCATTCGGTTCAGTTACTCTAAAATCACTTTTACGAGCGCTCCCTACTTGGTTAATACGTTTAAAAATGAAATCTTGTGCTTCGTCACCATAGTATCGATGCCCTTCAAATCCATAAGACATCATGAAACCGGTAATATCACGTTCTGCAGCTCCACCACCATCGTAATAATACGTTTCATCTGATTCTTCATTATTGTCCGGATCTACCGAAGTAATCCCTTTCGCGATAACCGCATACTTAGCTGTACTCGTTTCTGATACGTTTAACTCAAATTTATAACCATGATTCATTAAAAATCCGCCCAAATTAATTACCTCCTATTTCTAATTCCGCCACAAATAGAGCGGTATATATTTGCTCGTTTGCCTCTGTTTTATCGACCCAATTAGGCTCCACATACTTTTCCATCGTAATGAGATTATAAGAATCATCAATACTATGAAACTTACGCATATGGAGGTTATGAAGCTCGTCTGCGATAGCTTCGATACTAGACATCGCTTCTAAACCGTCAGGACTCTTAACGAGTATTTGAAACTGTTTACGGATTGTTTCACCTTCGAAATACTGTTCACCTGGAGCGGAGGGGATAATCCGTAAAGCTATGCTCTTTCTTGGTGTGTTATTAGTTCCCACATCTAATACATTCGCTTTGATAGGCGCGTACACAATATTTGGAGGTAAAACAGCAGTTAAATGTTTGATCGCGCTTTCTACTAACCATTTCATGTGATCACCTACTATAAGTTTTCTTCCATTGTTTGTTTAACGATTCTTTTCCAGTCTCCTATATGAGCAGCCTTAGCAGCTTCGAACCACAAGCCCTGCGCATTAGGATTTACATCTTTAGAGAAGTTGTACTGCGGATTGTAATACAAGCGCCTCGCATATGGCGTATCCCAACCAACATGCCCTTCGCCTGGTCTGCTGTATCTGACTCCAGAACGCTTTAATTCCGTTGTATCCTCAGGAGCATAATAATTACTGTCCTTTAGAACTTGTTGGTCTAATGCGAACTGGGATTTTTCAACAGCATTCATAACGTTAGGTTCAATTTGAGAAGTATTAACTCGTACATTAACCCTAATCATCGTAAGTACAACTCCGTATGGTGCGGTCTGTTCGGATTTGTTGTATAAAGTGGTTCAACCTCTTTAATAAACATTTCCTTTCCATTCCACACGATTTTTGATTTCTCTTTAAAAACCTGATTAGGATGAGCTGAGTTAATAGAATCATGGAATAGAATAGATTGGAATGTCACGCTATCACCCGTTGTAGCGTTATACACCTTTTCATTTGGTTGCACACGCACTCTTTCGATAATGATAGGTTCAGCATATGAAGCAGATCCACCGCCCCAAACGTCATCCTCTCCAATGTACTCATGGTATTCAACGGTATGGATTAGCAAATGCAATGGGATAGGAATGACATTAATCATGAACTGACACCCCTGAATAAAGCAAACCTGTAGGCCTTAGAAAGGCGATTGTACCTTGTGCTATTCGAGCGTCTTTCCCTGCACCTTCAGATTTACCACCTCTCAACAATCCATATCGGAACTTACCAACCTGCATAACAGGTGTATCAATCATGGTATTTGCAGAGGTTTCACCATATAAAGCGATATACTCTGTTTGAGCAGCAGTAGCTTTCATTACTTGCTCCTTGATAAATGGTGCTAATTTATCAAAATCAACACCACTCAATTTACAGTTAATAATCTGATCAACTACATCAGAAGCCCTTGCAATCATACGATTTAACATATCCGGGTCCTCAACAGGCATTCCCTTGTATATGTTCGTATAGTAATCAGCATCTATATATGCCATACAATCACCTACTTAGCAGCAGACTTTTTCGGTGCTTTTAAATCAGCTAATTCTTTTTTCAGCTCTTCAATTTGGTCAAGTGCTTTGTTATATTCGCCTAACGTGACATTGCGCCCGCCTGTAGCACGCTTGATTACTTTACCTTCTTCGGTAATATGATCAAACCCATCATTCAGATAGCTAGGGAGAAAGTCTTTTTCAATGTGCAGTACTTTATTCAAGCGTTGCACTTTTACTGTGTTACTCATTTAACACCATTCCTTTCGTAATAAGAAAAAAGAGAAGCTGTAAAAACTTCTCATTATGCAGTAGTGATATTGAATTTAACACCTGCTACTTTTGCACCTAAGATGAATACATCCCAGTATTTGCGCTCGTAGTAAAGGTATTTGCCACCAGTAGCAGCACTAGGAGTATCTAAGTCAACGAATTCGTATTTTTGTGGAGATACAACTGCTAAAGGATGAACTAAGATCATGTTGATTTGTTTTGCAGCAGCATCTGGAACAGCTCCATTTGTGAAATTATAAGCTGTTTTCATACGAGAAGAAGGAACAGTAACAATTGTCACGTCATCTAATGAATACACGTTACGATTAACTGCATTTTCACCAGCGCCTTTGATATCAAGCGTACGTTGAATTTGCTCTGCTTCTTTTAATAATTTCTTAACCGCAGGAGTTACATAAAGTAGACGTCCATCTTGTGGTACTTCTGCTTCATCCTGTTCTAACATCATTTGGTCGAATACACTTAAGATGTTTGCAGCAGTTAATACCGTAGCATCTGCAGTTTTACCTGCTCCAGTGAATTCAGAGTATAATTTTGAAGCCATGTATTTATCATGCTCAGGGATACTCTCTTCATTAAGGAATACGCGTGTAATGTTAGCGATAGATACAGCCATGTTCGTTTCGTCGATATCTACTGGATCAACTAAAGTGCGGAATTCACGGTCATGACCTAAAGTCTTAGGTTCAAATGAGTTATCAACACGGCGAGTGTAATTTCCTACAACGTCACGGTTAACGTCTGTATATCCACCTACTTTGATACTTGGAATTTGAATCGTTTTAGGACCTGTCCATTTAACGATATTATTGTTAGGTGTATTGTATAATGCACCAAATGCAGCGCCTTGTGCAAACTTCTGTACTAATGCCTCTTGATATTGTGCAGCATAATTTAATGTAGCCATGTAATAAATCACTCCTATTATTTAAAATTTAGATTTTAGAAAAAGCAGCTTTCCATTTTTCAGCTTCAGTCAACGTTTGTTTCTGATGCTGACCAGTTGTAAATGTAGGTTTGGGAGCTCCTTGCGGTTCTTCCACTACATCTTTAAAATGAGGAAACTCTTCAACTACCATTTCGATAGCCTTTGTAATGTTTATATCGTCACTAACCTTTGTTTTTGCTAGAGTAATAACTGCATTTAAGTTCTTTTCCTCTGTAATACCTGACTTAATAGCAGCGTTTTCTGCTTGCAAATTAAAAAGAGACTCATTCTTTTCTTGCAACTGAGTCTCAAAGTCTGTTAATTTTTCATTTGTTTTTTCTTGCTCTGTTTTCTGTGATTCCTGATACTCATTCCAACCTTTTACCGTTTGTTTTAGCTGATCTAAGTTCTCTACACCAAGTTTCTTTAGCAAAGCTGCTTCTTGTTGCTGTTTGGCTTCTTCCAATTGTTCTTGGGTAAAAGTAACTTGCGGTTCTGGGTTTGTTGGTGGTGTAGTTTCTGGTGTCGCTACATTAGGCTCACCTCCTTCCGGTGCAACTGGTGGATTTTCTCCCCCTTCAGAGAAGAACTGCATTTCATTTAATCGTAATCTATATGGTTTTATCATCGTAATTCCTCCTAAACAATTTGTTCACGGTTATATTGGCGTTTACGCTTCGTTTGGTTAATGAATTCCTTCATAGCAGCCTGACGTTGCGAAACCTTATTCTTCGCTTCCTTCACGCCATCCGCATCACCTAGCGCTTCCATAACCTTTACTTCTTTCTTCGCTTTCCTAATTTGTCGTTCTAAGCTTCTTTGTTGTTGGCTTTCCTTATATACTCTGTCATTTTCCGAAGTATCATATGGTTCGTAACGTTTAGTTGACTTACCTTGAATGTAAGGGTAGATTATATGCCGGCAATTTATCCCTAAGATCCCACTTGGTTCACCATAAGAAGTACTAGAGAACGGTGGATATCTCTTACTTTTTCCACTTCGAGAGTAAATACGGCCCTGATACGGGCTGCAACCTGGACGCGCACCACTATGAGAGCTAACCTCTATTAAATCGACGTCATACTCTTCAGCACGTTCCCTCTGCATTTCATTAGCAACATTTTGACTTGTAGACCTAGCAACCATACTAACGTATCCTTCTACTCCCCACCTTCTTCCCGCTTTATCAATCAAAGCCGGAATTCCACGCTGAGACCACTCAGAAACAGTTTGCCTAAGTGCCTGTTGTGGCGTTATGACACCACCTAACAGTTTACCTACCGTCTTGTTTAAAACATCAAGATAAACCTGTTGTGACTGCTTCAGCATCGTTGTATTTACAAGGTTCAATGTATCTAACGCCTGTTGCTCATACGTGTTAAGAATGCCAATTAGTGCGGCGCTCGTATGCATTGCAGGAGCAGCAACTATACTTCCCGCTTGTACTGCTTCCTGGTATAACGGTTCATGTTGTTCTACCGCTGTAAATCCAGCGGTTTCTAACATCTTCCGCACTTCTTCAGCCGTTTTACCACTATGACTAGCAATAGTATCCATTTGTTGTTGATTCAACTTACCTAGCTTATTTAACTGAACTATTCGCCAATGTTGGTATTGTTCGAAGTTCTCAGCAGTAAGTAGCAATTCCCTGTCATACTTGAGCATTCTGGCCATATTTAAAAGCAACTCTTCTTCAATTGCATTGTAGATATCTACTACAAACATAGAGAGTTGCTGTAACTTTTCAGGAGGGAGTGCCATTACCCTTCATCTCCTGGGCTATTATTTTGTTTTTTGCTGTTCATACCGAAGAAATCGACATCCTCAGGGAGAACTATTTTATTTTCTTCCTGTATTTCCTTAAGTATCCTCTTCGCTTCTTCTTCTGTTACCTTTAAAACCTTCATAATTGCCATTTTTGCAGATGTCAGGCCGTTCAATTTAAGTTTTATCCAGTAATCCGCATTTGTGTTTCTGTCTTCTGCAATACTATCGTCAAAGTTTACAGATACATCAATATCTTCAGGAGCAGAATACAGATCGTATAGTTTCGAAATCTCTAAAATGACAGTAATTAGGTCTTTTAATGCTTCTTCAATAATCGTTACGTGCCCATTTCGAGTACGGTACGTTTTACTATTTTGACTCACTACTTCGGTAGCTGTTTTTAACCCTTCCGAATCAAAAGTGAATGAACCTGTACTAAATCCCGTCTGCATTGATAAGATATTTAACAACGCATTGATAGCAGAAACATGTTCCTCTACACGAAGTTCGAATGATATCTCTTTTACAGCTCCACTGTCCATACCTAACTCCAAAGACTCATAAGCTTCATCGTTCGCATCGAAGTAACGGCGCATTTCACCCGTCATAGGATCTACAATTGTTTTCACTGCACTTGTTGGGACAATAATTCGCTTCTTACCTAATCTAAATTCTCTTTCGAATGAATCAAATGCCACATCTAATTCTTGTAATGTATCTAAAGCAGAAGAATAGATACTCACACCTAAATTACTAGTTAATTCGATGTTATTAGCAAGGTTAGGCTTGATATATACAAATAAGGAACGCTTCAAGTTTTCAATCTCTACTACTTCTTTTAGATTAGGATACATTTTCGCTAATGGTATTTTCGTTCCTAATTCAGAACCATCAGACTCGTATAATTCATTCCTGATCACATATTTACCATCTATCCAACTATGCCATTCTAGTAACGTATATTTCTTATTGTTTTTCCTTGTTTCATTTACAAAAACACCTTCTGTCACTGTTTTCCCATTGTCAGCAGTTGGGATAAAGCAATCTGCATTTACGAAACCAATCCGAACTCCTTGATTGTCAACATATGCTTTAGCCACAATACCACCTAAAGCAAACATATATTCTAAATAGTTTTGGAATTGAAGATAAAACGAACTATTTTTAAGAACTTCAGTTATATAATCGTGCGTTTTCTCATCAGATAGGCTAATCTCACATTTCTCATTAAAAACAAGGTTAGCCATTTCTGACGCAATTACTTTCGGCATCCCCATACTTCTCATTTGGCGTTTATGAGAGTTACCGTCTACTGTTTGATACGTAACGTCATGCCACTTCGGAAAATACCCCATATATAACTGCTTCCATTTTTCTATGTTGTTATACATTGAATCAGTCATCATAACATCTTTCATATCTACAGCATTTTTAATCCCTTTAATCAGGCCCAATTTGTACATCCACCTCCTTACCTTCGCAACGATGTTTCCAAACATGTTATCACCGCCTAAAATTTCAATCCGAGTTTTTGTAAGTTATCATTAACGTAGTACTGAAATGCATCACAAGTATGATCATCTACCTTCATTACTTTTGGATCATCACTTTGAAGAGTGCTTGCATCCCATTGGTACTTCTTGTGTTCTTCTATAAAAATTTTATTTCTTTCTGTTTTCAATACAAAGAAACGCCCCTGAGCTAACAAGTCCTGGACGTTATCGATCATATCTATTTTCTTTTTCTTCGCTATTGGATGCAGTCTTATACCGTAATCTTTAAAAACCTGATTACGAAGCGCTCCTTCTGCAGAATCAATTGTCTGTTTATCAAAATACCTGTTATACATTTTGATTATACTATCCTGCCATTCTTTGAAGTCTTTAGACAACTCACTTGGAGCTTTCTTAACTACCTTATTAGCAGGGCTATAGTAATAGGTATCTAGCAAGATAACGTTTCTTTTCTTAGTGAAAGCTAGCGATAAATGAGTAGTAGCAGATACCTGATGTCCTGTATCGGATGCTGTATCGATTAAAATAATGTCATCATCATGTGGGAGTTCGTCAATTTCTTGTATATGATTCATGTTATAGACCATATCACCTAAACCGATAACTTCTCCACCGTACATCCACCGCCAATAATCTAAGTCATGTATCTTATACTTCTCAATTTTCCTAATCATCTGCTGAGATAAGAAACCTTTTTTATCATCCATGTATGTTGAGTGATGGATGAAATAGTCCTCATCTCCTGCTTTGCTATCTAACCACTCGTTAATCCAACTGTATGGATTTCGTGGCGGATTGTATGAGAAGTACACCTTTACTTCCTTACCTTCGATTTCTTGACGGATGAAAGTATCCTCAACAATATCAATATCTTCTACCCCAGCGAATTCCGCTGCTTCCTCGAACCAAAGTGCCATTACATAGCCTTTAGCAATCTTAGCCGACTTAAGTTTCAAGGGATCGTCGCAGCCATAGAAATAAAATGCAGTGTTGGTCTTCTTATGCCTAATGATTAAAGGTGATTTACCGAAGTAAAACTCGCTCTCTACACCAAGCATATAAATGGCCCATTTGATTTGTTCATAAATAGAAGTAGATAGGTACTTACCGACTTTCCTCAAACAAACTACATTGCCTTGCTCATCTTCAAGAAAATCAGTTACGAGCTTCATTGAGATAACGGAAGACTTCATAGATGAACGGCCGCCTTTTGCAACGATATGTGACTGCTCTGCAAGCCATAACGAGTAGAAATTGATATTCATCAAGTCCATAATATTAACTGTCTTGGTCATTTCCCATCGCCTTTCTCATGGCTTCCTTATCGTTTACAATGATGACTTTACCACCGTTACTATTATCATCAGTCAGTTCTTTTATTTCAGCCCTCATCTTCTCAATGTGTACCTTTTGCACTTCCTTCTGCATCTTGTGGCGTTCCTCTTCAATTTGGCGCTTGAAGTTGTCAGGAACTAAGTCAAAGTACTGAGATAGCTTATCCAGAGCCTTCATTTTGTCAGCAAGTTTAATGGAAATACCATCACGCCCCTGCTTCACTTCAGTAATTATTGAACCATCCACCATATCAGACTCAGTTAAATCAACAAAGTTCATCATTCTTGTTTCAGTAATAAACTCCGTCACTTCATTTCCATCTTCATCTACTGATGTTTTCTCTAACGGTTCTAGTTCAACTTCTCTTTGCCCAAAGGTCACATAATTGGTAATATCAGCAAAAGCAATCTTAATGTACTCTTTCAGCACATCCATCGCTTCTACAAACACATTTTCAACTAACTCACCTTTAAGCTCTTTTATATAGGAAGAAACTCGTTCACGCCTTAGTAACCGACTCGCTTGTACATGAGCACCATCTTTAGAGTATCCAGCTTTCAGTGCAGCTTGTGTACCATTGAAGTATTTCACGTAATACAAACAAAAAAGCCGTTCCTTTTCGGTCAGCTCTTCATCTTCTAAAATCTCTTTTAGTTTTTCTTTTGTTTTGGGATTTTTAACATTAGTAACGCTCCTTTTTGCAATAGTTACGTTACCATTTATTTTTTCGTCCCATTTGTCCTGTGATTTCCACTTTCTAATTTGCGAAGGGTTCTTTATACCTAACTCTTCAGCAATTTCAACCAGCGGTTTCTCACCTTTACTTGCTTTATATATTTCAAATGCCTTATCTCTGTCTGGGCTACGTTGTCGTGCCACGACCACCACCTCACGATAATCTCTTTTAGTATTTTATTTATTCTTTTAAAAACTCATCAATTGTTTTATCCAACGCACTAATAAGAGCCTCTCGACACTGTTTTGGCGTCATATCATCATTCATTTCATTATGCAAAGCTACAGCCTTCTCTAATTTCTGTGGATCAATGTGTTGCTTAACTAATTCTAATCCAATAACATTGTTGATTAAATGACCGACAATAACTGTTTGTTCTTGTTTATTTAGTTTCATCTGTCTAACTCCTCCTTATGGTAATTCCTCCATAAAATAAAAAAGCAGCGGATTCGCTACTTTTACAGAATGACTTCGAATTCTTCGTATTCCTCTTTTGAAATGGATTGGAAACTAACTATTCTATAATCTTTGGTGCTGCTATACTTAATTCGTTTATACCATATTGATGGATGCTCATTTATAACCATATGTTCCGGAGTCCAACTTATATTTCTTTCAACATCTTCCCACATATAAGAAACAAAATAGAACTTTTCATCCATAGTTACCGCTCCTTTTCTTCCAGAATAACACAAAAAGAATCATATTTTAAAAAATCCATAACGAAAACTAATTTATGCAGGGAAATGAATATAATATACTAATAGCTTCATATCTTGTTTACATAACCATTCTTATCGGCAGTTGATAAAAGTTGATATTACGGGAAATCGTTGAAAACACTCACTTCCTGTAACATATCATTCCAATTCTTTATGCATGATTTTATACATAGCGTAGTTTAGCGGGTTTTCAGCACCTAATCACCGTTATTTCCTGCATAAACTTCACCTTGTTAACTATCTCTATTTTCGTTCGTTGTGTTCGTTTGTTTTGTTAGTTGTTATAAAATACCACTGAGACTACATATTTAGCATTTAACATTGCCACAATGTTTCCATCGTCATCTTTGATGTCTAAAATAATATCTGTCGTAAATAACTTATTGCCGTTTTGCTTGTACAAACCTAGCAATGCTGGCCCATTCATAATATGAACATCGTCATTAACGGTTTTTAATACCGCTCTTTTCATCCTCTCACCCCTCCTCAATCTCATCCATAAAACTTACGATTTCATTCGGGTCTATCTCCAACGCTTTCATTACAGTACATAAAGGAATATCAGCAACATCATTTACTCTTTCGGAGGCAATCTGATAGATGTCTTTTATCCCCATATAAGCCACCCTGTTCCTAATCCGATTAAGAATGTAGGTAAAAGGAATGCTAACAAGAACCATCTAGACTCCCATAACACGCACAGTACTAAAGACCATCCGAATCCACTCATTCCCTCACTCCTTATCTTTCCTTTCAAGATACTCAGCAAATTTCTTTCTTACAAACTTCAATCGCTCTTCTCTGATTTCTCTTTCCATTTGCTTCTTTCGCTTATCTTTCCTTAACAACAAACAAGACACCACCAAGATCACAGCAGCGCCTACGATAATTGCTATTGATTTAATCATTGTCATCCGCAATTAGATGCTCTAGCCCCTTTACCGCCTTATCATCTAAACGAATCTCCATTAGGCTCAAGATTTTAATTACATCATCCAATGTTTTAATTTTATTTCCGTCAATCTTATGGGGGAATGTTGGTCTAAAATGAATACTATCTTTATCTTTCTTTTCTACTGTTAATTTATGTTCACTCATTATTATCCTCCTATTTAAATGTCCATTTTGTTCTGTTTTACGTTTAATGTGTAATTTCTATATAGTAAATAATTTTATTCTCTCTAAACTAGGAACTAACATAATTGATAATCCCTAGTTTACAAAAAACAAAAAGCCATCACCAAAGTGACAGATTTCAAGGGGATGGGAGAAAAGAGAGAAAACAAATGGCAAAAGTTTCTCTTAGATCAAGACTGAGTACTCTCAACCTTCTCCAAGCCACCGCATCAACTAGTTTGGCTACACGCCCTGTGTTCAGTGACTGGGAGAAGAGCAAGAGCTTCCTATATCTCTTTCAGCACTCATATGTTGCTTCTCTTCTCGTTTATACTCCGTAGAGATTGTCCTGTGATTTTAGGGCATCACATACCACATGTCGAATGAGAGCTATGGTGTAACTCTCTTATAAAGGGTTTTTAATTTATATCAAGACGTATATGTTTCTTCCGACGCCTTGTTTGAACCAATACACTAGAGGGACGGAAGGGGAATGTTTCCGCTGTATTGGCTCAAACAAAGAGTGGAACTCTTTGCCCTCGTTTTGGTCATTAATAAGAATCGTTAGTAATTACTAATGTACGAGATACGTATACTGTTTTAGATTTTTAGAACGGCATTCATTCAATCATGAAAACCATCCCCATTCTTAGAAATCAACATAACAGGAATATTGAATTTTATATCAATATTCAATACAGAAGGTGGATTCTGTACTGATCGATTGATACAAATTAGAAACAGCATGACGAGTGCGAGTTATCTCACACCCGCCACACTGGAATATGTCATTATAATTATTCATTGGTCTTTTCGTCTTAACGCGGGTTCTTACCGCCTTGCCCGCCCTACTATGCGGTATACGTTACCGTGACATTCTCGCATAAGAACGTTTCACTGATAGGTGTACTAATCCTCTTCGATATGCAGTTGTCAAAGGGCTTGTAAGATAATAATAATTTGAATCGCGCATCTACTTATCCGCTCCTTTATCGTTAATTTATCCGCATTTTATCCGTGTTTTTTAATTACATATTCTTATAAAATAGGAACACTATGATTTGCAAAATGTGTATCGCTTGATCGATTAACAATCCTGATTTTAATGAATCTAATTTCTTATAGAAGCCTACAGGTTTCGCTTTCATGTAATCTGCAACAACGTGAACAACAAACATCCAAGCTACATCAATATAAGTAATGTTATAACCTAAGAAATATGCCGCGATTAATACTGTTCCTGTCCATATCCCTGCGTGTGTAGCTAGTACAATATGATTCTTACCTTTCATATTCGCTAAGAAATCTCCTTGTAACGGGTAATCTGCCAATAAGTGTGCAAATAACAATACTAAAAAATTCATATATCATTCTCCTTTTTATATAATCAATAGCGCTTCAGCTAGTGCCATAATCGCATGTCTCTTTTGTGTATAGAACCAATTATTCTCCATCATCATTTGTGCCTTTACAGCTTTATCGCTCATCAATCCATTATTAAGATACTTCCTTTCAATAATTTCTCTCTGCTCCGGATCAAGAGCATGTTCTAACGCTCTCTTCATTTGAATGTACTTTATATCCTTTATCTTTTTTGTATTACGTATTTCAACAAAAGGACTACTGATATTCTCCGCGGCACACTCTTCCTGATTAATCATACGAACTTTTAAAGCTCTATAATTAAGCAATGCCTTTGCAACTTCTCTCTGTATATCTTTGTACTCCTCATTCGTGATTTCTGGAAAGAATGCTAATTGCTCCATCTGTAATCCCCCTATTTCCGAATTTGTCTTTTTACATTCACATCAGGTACGTGAAATTTTACTATCTCTTTGTTGAATAAGGGAAACATGCTTAGTAAAGTAGCCCCCACCAATCTACTCTGCATGGTTCCATTATTCATTAAGCTGTTGTCTTCCTATAAAACGCCGCTATACGTTTCTCTTCATCGTGAATTCTCCATCCGTCGTCTAAATGATTCATTAGCTCCTTGTACGTAAATACATCGAAATTCCATACACGTTGTTTATCTCCAAAACCATCTTCATTACGGTGCAACATGAACTCTCTTGTACCTTTGTATTTTGGAATCATCTACTCAGCTCCCTTTATTTTCTTACCCAACCTTTCTGCTTGTCCTTCATAACAACAACTAACTCCTGTTTATAGCGATATTCGAACATTTTCTTCATATACGGAAAGCGATCATTAGCATAGCCTTTGACATCAATTACTTCCTGTGTTCCATCTTTATAAGTGACGAGGAAATCGGCTGTAAATTTCCAGTCTCTTCGCTTCTTTCGTTTGCCCTCTCGTGTGGTAATATAAAACCCTTCAAGGAGCAGGTACTGAGGTTGTAGCTCAATCTCAACAACCTCAGGATTACTCTTCAATACCAGGTAATACTCCGCTTCTGTTTTACTATCAAACTCAATTCCTAGTGCGACTGTTTTTCTACTATTAATACGGCCTGTCTTCTTTTTATGTTTGAACAACTTATATCCTCACTTTCTATTCCATTTGCTCTTTACACTCTTTAAGAAAATCAATAACTTCCTGAACATGCTCCCTCGTTGTCATACTCTCCATCACATATCCTGCATCGTTATAAACATTAACCTTATCCCCTGTAAACTCCATTCCACACATTCCGTCTGTGCCTAATAGCTTTACGTTACTTTCCATTCTTTTAACCTCACTTTCTATTCAAAGGATTATTTTGTTAAAAACCCCGAAGATATTTTCTTGTCAGTAAACTTTTTCTGATAATTTCATTTGCTAGGAAAATAAGGATTATTAGTTTCATACGTCAAAATACTTATACATATTCATTACATACAAAATGTTAATTTTGTATGTTCCCTTATAAAATTAAACTTAAGAAAGGGTGATAATATAATGCTTAAGTTTTTTCTAACCTTAACTGCTAAAA